CCATGTATTTATAGTAATAAAACTACAGATACATGAAAGTATTAGGACCAAAAGAAACAGGTAAAGGAATATTAATAGAATATGACGCGGGATTTATTTCTCCCAAAGAGAATAAAAGTGTTATATCAGAAATGAAGGGAATTGATTTCTCTGAAGATATTATCCTTTACGCTGTTCTACAGAAATATGATACTCCGAATAAGAACGGAAGAATCTATCCAGAGAGATTACTCAAAAGAGAGATGGAAAAGTATCAAGAAATAATTGATAAGGGTTCAGCGTTAAATGAACTAAATCATCCATCATCTTCACTTATAGATTTAGATAGAGTTTCACATACGATCACCGAGACTTGGTGGGACGGTAAAATTCTTATGGGAAAAATTAAATTACTTCTTTCACCTGGTTGGAAAAAATCGGGTATTGTAAGTACTAAAGGTGATCAAGCCGCAATGTTATTAATGAACGGTGTTACCTTAGGTATATCATCAAGGGGAGTTGGGTCTCTTAAATCGGTTAAAGGTCAGAATATAGTACAGGAGGACTTCGAATTGGTTTGTTTTGATTTAGTATCATCCCCATCAACACCTGGCGCTTATGTATTCCAAGATCCAGGAGATAGAGAAAAGTACGAAGAATCCATTGAAGAACAACCTATTGTAGACGAGAGAATGAGTAAACTTATGGGTAATCTGAATAGTTTCTTATCTAAATAATAAACTTTTCTTTGATTACTATATCACAAAAGTAATTTTTTCTTAATTAACAAGTATTTATTATTAAACTATAATATACAAATGAGTAAAAAATCCATTTTAGAACAAGCATTGCTTCAAGTACAAGATCTTGAAGAGGCAGTAAAGGCAAACGCAAAAGGTATACTTGCTTCAACTATGAAGGAAGAACTAAACGATGTCCTAAACGAATCTATGGAACAAGAGGAAGTTGAAGGTAACGAAACTCCTATAACAGAAGACGAACAAGATATGCCAATCTCGGAACAAGGAATTGAAGACGAGGAAGGAAATGATGACGAAACTTCGATAAACGACGAGCCAGCAGACGACGTTGATCCAGACATGGAAGATGAAGAGGGTGAAGACGAATCAGACGACGAATTATCAATAGATGATGAGGACGAAGATTTTTCATTACCAATGGATTCTGAAGAAGAAGGAGAAGACGAAGTACTTGACATGACCGACGCATCTGACGATGAAGTCCTAAAGGTATTCAAATCAATGAAACCTGAAGACGGAATTGTTGTGAAACGTGACGGTGATAATGTTGAACTCGAAGACGGAGACGACGAATACATCATCAAATTAGATGACGAAGAAAGTGAAGTCGAAGAAGAATACAACGAAGAGGTATCTGAAGAAGAAGTTGAGGAATCAGAAGTATCTGAGACCGATATGGAAGAAGAGGTATCTGAAGAAGAAGTATCTGAAACTGATGACACTGTCTACGAAATTGAATTAGAAGACGTATCCGAAGAAGAAGTCTCTGAAGAAGAAGAAGAAGTTTCCGAAGAGGAGGTATCTGAAGAAGAAATTGACGAATCAGAAGTATCTGAGGAGGAAATGGAAGAAGAAGTCTCTGAAGAGGAAGAATCTCATGAAGAGGAAGTCGACGAAGCTGCAAGAACAAAATCCAATGTACATGGTGACAAGGGAGGTGCTAACAGAGCCGGTATTAAGTCTAAGACTAAATATAAGGCAGGTGCAATCAACGAAGAAGTTGAAACTTTAAGAAAACAAAACGGTGAATATAAAAAGGCGTTAGTTTTATTTAAAGAGAAACTAAACGAGGTTGCTGTGTTTAACGCTAACTTGGCATACGCTACAAGATTGTTCACAGAACATTCGACAACTCGTCAAGAGAAATTAAATATTTTGAAAAGATTTGACTCTGTCACTTCTTTAACAGAATCTAAATCCACTTATAAAGTAATAGAAGGTGAATTAGGTTCAAAACAAAATGTTACTGAATCGGTTGCAAAATCAATCGTTTCAACTCCGACATCATCCTCATCTCAAGAAGTACTTTCAGAAACAAAAGCATACGAAAGTCCACAGTTTAAGAGAATGAAAGATTTAATGTCAAAATTATAATAAAATAAATAAAAAAACTAAAACTCAAATTTAAAATGGGAGCATTATTAGAATCAGGTATGGTTGGTAACATCGGGTTAAAACACCTAAGAGTTATCAAAGAAGATACCATCAAAAAATGGGATGACCTAGGTTTCTTAGAGGGACTTAATGGACATCAAAAAGATAACATCGCTCAGTTGTATGAAAACCAAGCGTCTTATCTAATTAACGAAGCTGCTGTGTCTGACTCATCAGGTTCATTCGAAACAGTTGTTTTTCCAATCATTAGAAGAGTATTCTCTAAATTATTGGCAAACGATATCGTTTCTGTACAAGCTATGAACTTACCAATTGGTAAATTGTTCTACTTTGTACCTAAAATTGCAGAAAGAGCTGGCGGTACTGGTCATACAGCACCTTACGCATCTCCAGGTCAAGACGCAAACGGAGACTTCACAGGGACTAACCTTTATGATAGATTTTATGAAGAAGGTGATGACGCTGCAGAAGGTATCTACGATTACTCAAAAGGTAAATTTTCTGTACAAGATTTAGCAGGATCGGCAGTTGTAGTATTTAACGAAGGTATTGCTACAGATGCTGGTACTATGGCAGCAGGAGAACAATCAAGTGTAATTGTTAAGTTTGGAGGATTCTCTAAATTAGGATCAGGTAAACTTGCGGGACCTAACGGTAACGAAATGGATACTGAAGAATTTTTGGCATCATTAGATATCAAAAACTCGGCTATTAAGGCTGGTAACTTACCTTTTAACGTTGTAACTCAGAAATACGGAAGTGGTATTGTTGAGTACGGTGCTAAAGGAACAGGTGCTGCAGGTGGTCAATATCCAGATATCGTTGATAAAGATGGTGTAATCTACTTACAGATTGATCTTGAAGATTATACACCGGCATCAGGTTATACAAAATTTGACGCAGCAGGAACTGAAGCGGCATCAGGTTTTACAGGAACTTACAGACAATACGCTACATTAGAATTCGAAGATGAAATCGGAGAAGTATCTTTCGATTTAGATTCTGTAACAGTTTCTGTTACTGAAAGAAAACTAAGAGCTAGCTGGTCTCCTGAATTGGCTCAGGATGTATCTGCTTTCCATAACATCGACGCTGAGGCTGAGTTAACAGCATTGTTATCTGAGCAAATCGCGGCTGAGGTTGATAGAGAGATCTTAAGAGACTTAAGAAAAGGTGCAGCTTGGAACCTTAAATGGGACTACAATGAGTGGAAATATGGTGGAAACGGAAACGCAACACTACAAGGATACACTCAAAAGGATTGGAACCAAACGTTAATTACTAAAATTAACCAATTATCGGCTCAAATCCATAAAACTACACTTAGAGGTGGTGCTAACTGGATCGTTGTTTCTTCTGAAGTTTCAGCTGTATTCGATGACTTAGAGTACTTCCACGTATCTAACGCAGGTGCAGAACAAGATCAGTACAATATGGGTATTGAGAAAGTTGGTACTTTAGCAGGAAGATACCAAGTGTATAGAGATCCTTACTTCCCAGCGGGTAAAGTATTGGTTGGACATAAAGGAAAGTCGTTGTTAGACGCAGGGTACATTTACGCACCTTACGTACCGTTACAACTTACACCTACAATGTACAATCCATTCAACTTTACACCGATCAAGGGTATCATGACGAGATACGCTAAGAAAATGGTTAATAACCGTTACTTCGGTGTGATCAACGTTGCAGGATTACAAACATTCAACTTAGATACTTTAAGATAATATATCTTTAAGTTCTATTAATATTAAAGGGGATCGATTCGGTCCCCTTTTTTTATTGCAATATTTTCTGTATATTATAACTTATGATATGGAAAGATTACTTTGTTAGTATTGCAGAACAAGTTAAAGAAAAGTCTAAAGATATTAAGACTAAAATAGGTGCCGTTATTGTTGGTAAAGATAATGAGATATTAAGTACGGGATATAACTCATTCCCAAGAGGACTAAACGATAATGTGGTTCAGAGACAAGAACGACCTGAAAAATACTTTTGGTTTGAACATGCAGAAAGAAACGCCATATATAATGCAGCGAGAATAGGTGTATCATTAAAACAATCCACAGTATATCTAACTTCAGGACTACCATGTATGGACTGTGCAAGGGGTTTGGTACAATCGGGAGTAATAAAGATTGTATGTAAAAAACATTGTACTACTAAAAATTCAGGTAAGTGGAAAGAAAGTCAAGAACGATCTCTTATTTTGTTGAATGAGTGTGGGGTAGAAGTCGAGTTTTATTAAGTTTTCTTATTTTAACCTTTAAATCACCCGTCCCCTTAATAACTCTATGGAATTCACCTTCGGGGATATTAATAACTAACCCTTTAGTTATTTTAATTGGTAATTTATTATCCATTTGAAATGACCAATCACTCTCGTGTAAAAAAGTAACCTCACGATCTTCGTTATCGAAGTGCCATTTTAATTCAGATTCATTTATATCTTTTGAAAACACTCGTGTACTGTGGTTGTCGGATAATATTTCTCTATATGGTAAAGTATCCCCCATTAAAGTTTAAAGTTTGTTCTTTTACTTTGTTTAATAATGTCCATTAATGAGTTAAAAACGTCTTTCTCATTAATGTAAAGTCCTCTAATTATTATTCTACCATATTCTATTAAAGAAACCCCTGTTTCCCACTCATCATAGTCTTTACCTACATCACCTTCTTCCATTGCTATGGTAGCAAACATAGTTAAACTTTCTTCTACCATTTCGGCATTGTCTTTATCTAATCTATTATATGTGTAACGACCATCTTCATCCTCATCTTCTTCAGGATACATATCGGCCATATGGTAGTCAATATCTACCATATCAGTGTGAGATAAGTACTTAATTTTTGTCTGTTTGTTTCTTACGATAAACAAACCAGTTTTCTTGTCCCATAACAATAAATCAAACTGATCTTCAACGTCATCAAGTTCATCATCATAAAACCCCATACCCGAGGAATCAGGATACTCTGGTGGGTCGTAATAACCTTCAAATAAATTGTAAAGTTTCATATTACCAAGGATTAGAGGATTTTATACCTAACGCCTTACGATATCTTGCAATATTACAACTCCAATATCCTGCCTTAGTACGATCTTTCTTTTCACTACACTTATGTCTAGCTCTAAATGATTTAGCTGCCGCTTTGTTATTATTTCTAACTTTTAATTTCGGGTCACCAAAGGTTACTTTTTTAATAGTCCCTTTTGGAGTTTTCACGTATACCGCAAACTTCTTAGGTCCACCTGGTGTTCTAAAAGGTTTGTTTAATTTAACATTTCTACCTCTGTGTTTAGCCTCAACTAAATGTTCGTCTTGATTTTCCACAAATGGAATGTCTAAATAAACTTCTTTACCCTCATATAATCCTGTTTGTCCTAAATCAGTCTTTATTAAATCTAAATCGATTCCTGAGACTTCTAAGACATTATCTTCACTTAATTGACGTACTTCATTATATATATTGAAAAACTCATTAGAATAGATCCTATATACATTCTCGACGATTGGTAGGTTATTATCTATATGGTATTGTAGTCCTTCACTTAAAACTTTAGATTCATTTACTAAATTAAGTTTAGGTTCTTGAATGTCTAATTTTTTTTGTTCTAAATTGTGGAAAACCAAAGAGATTATTCTGTTCTCATCAATACTAGTGTATGTAGGGGTATTTCCCTTACCCTTCTTATTACTTTTTCTTTCTGCACGTCTTTTTTGACGAGTCATTTTCTTTTTATCTTTCTTAGTATATGAACTTGTGGTTTTAGGAGTCTTTTTACTGACTTTTTTGGACGGTCTACATTTAGGGTAACCTTTTCTCTTCTTGTCACCATCCGCATCTTTACGACCACATGGTGGGTGTTTACCATCTATTTTTCTAGATACATCAACCCATTTTTCTTTAAACCAACGACCCAAATCTTCTTGGAGGACCTCACCATTTGATAGGCAGTCTTCCATATATTTTTTATCTTCTTCGTTGATATGTATTTTCATTTTTCTATATTATTTCTTTGGTGTTGATGGTGGGTTTAAAAATTCTTGAAATTTCTTAGTTAGTTGTTCAAGTTCAGGATCATTCATACCATCAAGTAGATCACTTGAATATTGTTTTATAAACGATGGTGTTACAAACATGTAGGTATCTTTATGTATAGTTAACTCAGTACTTGTACTATGTTCTTTTATACAAGGTCCTATAGACAATGCTTGTGAATTTTGTTCAGTATCAAAAGTACATACAATAGCACTAATGACGGGCATACCTAACAAGTACTCACATACGAATATAATGTTACTTGCCTTCTTTGATGTATGATCCTTATTTCCTGAAATAGTTAATCCCTCTTTTCCAACCGAACTAACCATCGCCTTTGCAAATGCCAATCCTCCTACACCTGTGGCTAGTCCAAGAACCCCTTCTAATAGTTCCTTAGAAAACGTAGCTCCCCAAGAATTAGATTTATGATTAACATCTTCTTCGTTAACGTGTACGAAACAACCCGAAGAGTCTATTATTTTTTGTAATGCATCATAATCATAAAGAGATTTACCTTCATTATCCAACGCCTTTGTCATTGCACCAAAAAATACGGATACTTCCGCAAATACATCTCTTACTTCTTTTTCTATTGTTGCATTGGTCATATCAGTAGTTGCCATCATGATATTACCTGTTTCATTAAATACAAACCCTTTTTTAACTTCTTGGTTATTTGGGTCTTGTTGTGTTACTTTATCAGCCATATTATTTTATTTAAAATTTTATTTTTTCTTTTTACAGTATGAACCTGAACATCTTTTTTTACCATCTAAACCTTTAATTTTTCCTTTACAAACTTGGACCGCATAACCATTGGCATATGCACTTGGGTAAACGTCGAATTTAGATTTAGCCGCAGATATTCCTCTTGAACATAATTTGTTTTTCTTTTTTTTCTTTGCTTCGTGTAATTCATGACCATCTTCAGTTTGATTCATTAGGAAATCTAAAACTTGGTCCATATTTTCCTTCGCAACACTAACGTGGTCGTCTGCCCAATCATGACCATTTTGTAATATATCTTCGATTACATTTTTATCTAAGTTTAAAAGAATATCACATTGTCTACGTATTTGTTCAAGATTACTAAAGAACATATAATTCTCTGTTCTCTCTTCGTTGAGTGTGTTTAAATGTTTTTTTATTAATTTTTTAATATTGTCCATATCTAATAAGTATTTTATTTTTCGGATACAATTTCGAATTTTATTGCTTCGGGATAAAAAATCTCCTCGTTATGTTTAATACCCTTCACTTCTATGTAATATTCTCTTGGTATTAGTATTGAAGTATCTAACATAAAACTATTTTCATTGGTCACATCCATGTAAGTCCAATCAAAAACATTTACATTACTTACCCCCTCTTTAATATAGATACGATAGAAAACCTCATCAAACAATTCGTTTGTTGATTTACTAATTGTTCTAAATATTGTGGTTAGTTTTCTTACTTCACCCGATTTGATTTTTTCATTTTGTTTTATACCTGAATATTGTACAATATATTTATTGGATTCTTTTTGATTTTCACCAATACTAAATTTAGAAGAATATGGTTTAGGTATAAATTTTTGTGTTATATCGGGAAAAGTGTTTCCCTCGATTTTAATTCCTTTCCACACATCGTAGAAGAAACGTTTACCGTCACAAACCAATCCATCTATACCTAATATAACTCTGTAAACTCCTTTTCTAACTTTTTCAACAGTAAGATCGGTTAAACCAGATATCGGAGTTTTAGTTGAGTCTAAAATATCAACACTTGGTATTTGATCTAAGTCAAAGAAGTTGGTTTCTTTATTCACATATAAAAATAAATTCTGATCTGTTTTTTCTATAAAATTTTCACGATCATCAATAATCCTATCATCGAAGTTGGTTTCTAAGTAAGGTTCAAAAAATGTCTGTGTATATTTTGTAAAGAATGCAACCGATTGGTCTACTTCAGATGACAGATCTTCATAAAGAGGTTCAAATGCAACACCCAAACCATAATTTACTGTAGTACCCGTTAAAATTCCGTTTACGTAATCTGTTATATCTACATCTAAATTTTCATTACCATTATCAAACTGTTGTTCACCAATAATGGTTGGGTTATTAGAGTATACTCCCTCTGCAGACCATGAGTCTAAAGTTGTCCTTGAGAACCAATTTGAAGGTCTTATATCAAAAGTATCATTTCCTGTGGTGTAATCATATCCTGAATCTTCATAATCAAAACCAACACCCTCATCCCAATACTGATCTATTTTAAATAATATAAGTTTAAATGAAGTGGTTCTTTCTCTTCCTGTACCTCTTTTTGCACCTAAGAATGTCTCATCCCCAAAAATAGTGTTGGTCATGTGAATTCTATGTACTGTATTTGAGTTCAGGACGTAATCACCATTATCCACTTTAGATTTTAAACCATCTAAATCTAATTTTAGGATAAACTTAGAAAACCCTGACCCATAAAAAATTTCAGTTGCAGGGTTTTTAGAGGTATTAACCTTTAATCCTTTAATTATTGTATTGTTTTTCTCAAAATATGAACGATAGTATGACATCTTGTAATTAGTTTCTTATATAAATATCACTTAGTTTATTCTAATCGACTTATTTAAGATGTCATTTTCAAGTGTTTTTCTAAGTTCTACTAATTTATCCCAATCCGAGTAACCATTTTTTACCATTGGTTTTGTTGGTTGGTGAGCATGACCCGCAATAACTCTTGTTAAAATGTCTAAATAATCCAACAAGGTTTCACCTCTCACAGTTGCGTAGGTGTTAGGTTCAATCGAAGATAGAAGTTCTTCTTGAGTGTATTCGTATTTGTTTAACTTGTTGAATAATATTTTTTTAGTCCCCACAACATTTGTGTCGGTAGATATCATAAAAATTCTATCAGAAGATAATGTACTAAATGACTGTTCAAGTGTTGAAGAAACTGTTTTAAGTATTTTTTCTTTTTTCTTTTCTGTTTTTGGTTTTGGTGTTGGTTCATTCGGACTATAAACTAGACCTGAACCCATTACCGTAGTACCAAGACAAGAAGGTGTCACTTTACTTAAAAAGGTAGGGTTAGTTAATGTTCTCACAGGTCTGTAATAAAACGGGTGTAAATCTATTTTGGGTAGATTACCGTCGAACTTTCTAATACCCTCGGAATTCATTTCACATATGGTTTTCCGTATGGTTATATATGCTAACTCATAACTATCAACAGTTTGGGAGAATGAGGGTGACGACAAGGTACCATCTGTATTAATTAATTTAATTTGTTCAGAATAGTCTGATAGGTCTTGAGCAACATCACTGTTAAAGACGTTGGTGTTAAATGTTTGTCCGTAAATTTTCTTTACTTCATAAATGTACCAATCAATAACGTATTCCGACTGACCAGTTTGACTATTATTAATATTATACTCAACTATATAGGAAAGTTTTTTGAAGGGTACTGAGGTCACTTCAGTCTCTTCTTCTTTAATTTCTTGTTTTGTTCCAAATTTTTTCAAACTTAGAATTGATCTCTTTTCGGAAAGTATGGGGTAGTTTATTATATCGGTCCTAACTTTATCCGACGAACTATCTTTAGACACTAATTTACCACCTCTAAGAGTTAAACCATTTTCAGTGAATAAAACATCTGAACCATAGGGTCCATATATTGCGTAGTCTTTAAGATTAGATAATGTCCCTTCTGATTTTTCTTTAACATATGTCCCATTTTCTGAGAATACGTTGTTCATTTTTTTAACGTTAGATCCGTAACTAGTATTTTCTACTTGTCTAGCATTAGTTTGACTTTGGAAATCATGTACTGTGGTGAATGGTCCTGCTATGTATTCCCTGTTAACTAAATCATTTTCAGGATTATATACAATTATTTTTACCGCCTGACCTATTTCAGGTATAAAATTAATATTTGTGGGTAGAAATGGATTGGCAATAAAAGGATCGTTATCGTCCCATGGTTCATATTCCCTTGACTTCTCTATAGGTCCTGTGGGTGTACCTGTAAGTTTAACGCGTATTCTACCAATCCCCTTAGGGTCGACATTATTATCAACAATCGCCAAACTTATAATACTACTCATTATTTGTTCACTCTATTTAACATCTCATCGTTTATATTATTGTACAATTGCTCAATCTTATCCAAATGTTTAGTTAATTCTACAATACTATATTTTGTCTTTTCAAACTCATCATTTAAAAATTCTAAACCTTCCTCTAAATCTTTATTAGATTTTACTGAAGGTTCATTTGAAACCTCTAAAACTTTTTTTAAATCCATATTAGAACATTTTACCTGAAAAATTAATAAACCCTGGAGGTATAGGTATTGGTCCCATAGGAGACGCCAATACTGTAAACTTATTACCACCCTTGATGTGTGAGTTAGTGTCTATTTCTTCACTTTGACCATCTATCATACTTTTTACCATTCCCATCATTTCATTGGCCTCACCATATATAGGTCCCGTATTAAGACCCAAACCGGCCATTCTCTCAGCCGCGTTCATATACGCTCTATCCGCACTATACCCCGGTAACAAATCTGAAAAACTAAGTAATATACCAGGTATATTGATTGTGGGACCTCTCATATTTATCGCCCCTAATATCGTGTCTATTATTGCTTGGAATATTGCCAAACAATTATCAAGACCACGAGCCAATATTTTTCTAATAAGTGCGATAATTGCTAAAAGTATTCTTCTGAATCTTTTAAATTTATTTGTGATTATCTTTAACGCAATTTCTTTAACAAAATTTAAAAGGTCTCTTTTAATAAATCCCCAAAACTCTTTTATAAATCTCCAAAAAACATCTTTTATTATTTTGAAGAATAGTTTTGAAAGTTTTTTCATTATGTCTTTTACATCACCCGCAAATCCCTTTATCTGTTTCCATGCAACAATTATAGGGAACATCATTTTAGGTGATATTATTGATGAAACTAATGCCTTTGGTACATTTAAGATAAATAAATTTATAAGTTCTAAATTAATATTATCTATTGGTGCAAAATTGTCACTCTGTATTGCTGAATTATTTGCCGCGTTTGCCAAGGTTGAATCCACTAATTGACCTAAATCTCCATTTTGTGAGAGGTAAACAAAATCTTCAAAATTATCGGATGAGGACGGTACTTCAAAATTACCACAATCTACGAATCTAAGTACTTTACGATATCTTGCATCTTCATCATCTAAATCTATACCCTCTACATCATTGAAATCGAAATACGATTCAATATCTTGATCGTTCTCATTAAATTGTTTACTCGTTGTTTGTATAAGTCCCGAATCTTCACTTGGAGAGTTACATATTTTAAATAACTTATTACAGAGTTTGTTTAATTCATTAACCGCCTTATCAAAAACAGGTGGATTCTCACCATCTCCTTGTAGAGTCATTAACATTGCGGTTTTAACAATATATTCAAAACTAGGTTGTTCAATACTACTGTAGTAATCCCCAACAAACTGACCTACCTTAGGTACGGTACCACCACCACCTTGTAATCCACTTACATCGTACTTTTGAGTACCGGCATTCCAATTTAAATCAAATAAACTCGCACCTGAATTGGAACTAAAAGTGTATGGGTTTGAGAAAGTGTCGTAAAAATCTCTATTCATTTTTACATTACCCGTACTACTATTTGGGTCCTCATACATTATTAGACCTACTTTGGAGTTGGGTTCGGTTTGTAAAACTTCTAAGAAGTCAAACTCTTTAGGTGAAATAGACATTGTGTTTGCGGGCATATCTGTATCTACACCACATATACTTGTCTCCTCATCTACAAACAATACTTTTTTAACGGCATCTGCAACAATATTTTTAGAGTCTTCAGAGGTTATCCTTGCCGACTCCATTGCATATTTCTTAATCTTATTACCTGATATTAATTTATCATTAACCTGAATGTCGTTACTTTTATTACTAAGAAACCCAGACGCAACATCTATGATCGAACTGAATATATCGGTTTTCTCACCTTTTTTCTTAAACTTAGATTTTAGACCATCTATTTTGGTCTGTAATAGTTTATCGGTCTTGGTTATACCATCCGCATAAATGTCATATAATTCGTCAGTGTTTAATTTAGGATCATCATTGATCTTTTTAATCACATCGATTTTAGACTTTAATTTATTTCTAAGTTGTTTAACCTTACTCATTACATCTTATAATTTTGAGTATTATCTGTGGGTTCATCATCCTCTCTCATAAGTTTTTCCAGTAAAATTCTATCCTCTTCGGATAGGTCCATTTTACCCCCTGACTGTGGACCACTACCTCCTGTTTGTTTAAGGAGTGTACTTTGTAATTTCACAAGGGAAATTTTCTTTTCAGTACAATCGTTCATGATCTTCTGTTGTTCTTTAATAACTGGTCCAATTACACTCATATCTTCCGCTTCTTTCATAAAACTCAACATCTTTTTAGTAATCATACTAGCCGTCTGTTTTTGTTCAACAATGTCGTTATATATTTCTTGCATAAGTGCAAGTGCAGAATCAGTATCTAAAGACAATAAATTCTTTTTCCTTCTCATACCTATAAATAGATTGTTCTAGTAATTTATAAAATCTAACTTCAATACCTCATAGAGTTTTTTAAACTTTTTCATAGCAACTCTTATTTCTTTGGTAGATAGTGAAGTCATCTCACGTAAGGATAATAGAATTAAGTTTTTATTAAACTTATTACCTTCACCCACTTGAAATATCTTTTCAAAGTTGGTAAAGACCTCAACAAGGGCATATCCTAACTTCTGTTCATTCTCATTAAGGGTTTCTTCTTCGATAAATTTTTCTAATTCAACCGTAAGTTTATTTACGACATCCTTATAATCTATAATTTCTTCGTCTATAATGTAAGAAAGGTCCGCCCTATCTTCAATCCGTGAGGATATGTCTTCATAGGAAACAGACCTGTTCATTAGTTTTTGGTCTTTCTGTATTGTACCCATAAGGTAATTTTTACAGATAGTACCGAAATAGGAATATGCTTTATAATTTTTAGTCGTATCAAACTTACTGATCTTAGTCATTAAAAATGATAATGTATCAGTATGTATTTGTTCGAAATTATAGTCTTTCCTATAAAGTTTGTAACGGCGAATTATACTTTCCACCATTATTTTGAGAGGTTCTCTTAAATATTCATTAAATATCTTATTCTTTTCGTCTTCGTTTTCTGATTCTAAAAATCTTACTACCGCTTGTTCTTGCTCCTCCCCAAAGTACATTTTTTGGGTTCTTTTTCTGGGCATTAATTGTCTACGTATTCTACTTCTCGTTTATTCTTGAAGAAAAATTCTTTTTTAGCGGTCTCCAACCAAAACTTAGCTTCACCATCACCTAATTTGTGATCGTCTGAGTTTTTATAGGACCAAAATAATGAGTCTTCTCTAAAGTTTACATGTCTATACCCAACTTGAGGGATAGTGGCCACTTTAGCGCCGTTATGAGTTAATCTCAATAAAAACTCATAACTAAATGTGAGTTTAATATTATCTTTAAATGAACCATTTTCTTTAATAACTTCTGTTTTATAGAAACCACCACTTGTTTGGTAATTTTGATAATCTAAAAGTATTTCATTACTTAGTTCTCCTTGGTTCTCACTGAAACCATATGCCCAAACAGATTCATTTGTAAAATTCAAAAGTTTACCTTCAGAATTAACATCTTTAACGATTGGTAATAGGATATCCGCGTCAGGGAAAAGAGTATGGTATGTTCTAAATGACTTAATCCAATTAGGTGTGTATTCATCATCTATCTCCAATATTGAAAACCATTCAGTTTCACAATTATCAATTCCCAAATTTACTTGAGAACAGAAACCTGTGTCCCCTTCATTGATTACTATATTAACATCTAATTTATCTGAAATACTATCTTTTTTTAGATCTCCCAAGACATTTTTAGGTCCCACTAATAATAGGGAGACATCGTCATGAAACTGTTCTACAGAAAGTATTGCTCTTGAAAACATTTCATTATATTCACCTTTCAAATCGTGAATAGGTAATATTACGGTTATATTTTTCATGCTGTTTCTTCTTGTTTTAATTTATCCAACGCTTCTGACAATACGTTTAATCTTCCTTCTTTAAGTGAATTAAAAATAGATGTCACATTGTTATCGATTATATCACTATCGTATGGTATTAGTGTTTCTCTCATTTTTTCTTTTACTTCGTCAGTAATTGTTACTCCTTCCAACCACGCTAAAACGTAAGTACCTAGTAGTTCTACAATTTTATTTAAATCATAAGTCCATATACCATTCTCGGACAACCACTCAGGTTCTGTTGTAGGTATTTTACCAATAACTGGTACTTCACACTTCATTGACTCCAAAGGGAACGTCCCAAAAGTAGAATCATCGTCCATCCAAACAGAACAAATACATTCTTTTAATTGGGTAGAAAATTCTTCATAGGTTAATTGTACCATATCTTTAAATGTAACCCATCTTAGTTGAGGGTACTTTAAATAGAATTCTGATATTACTTTTCTATGTTGACCTCGGTCTCTCGCACTAATGGCAATAAAAGGTTTGGTAGGGTTTTCTGAAGGAGAGAATCCATCACCAATCTTTGGTGGATTTACGTGAATCAAATTCTCAGGGAAAATACTTTTTATATATTCCTTAGATTTTTGTGTTGTTGTAATTACTTTATCAAAACCATAATCACTCCATCTACTACCAACAGGTAGGGTTTCAAATATATATTCGGTTTGTTGTACTAACATAACCTTAGTACATTTAACTGATGCCAGTTGTTCAAGTACGTTAGAGTAGTATTCAGGTACCACTAAAATATCTTCAATACCCATTTGAACTTGATCCTCTTTTATACTCACAATTGGTATATCTTTAAATCTGTCACCTAACCACGAATTAACACCTACGTAGTTTTTATCTTCAACTAAAATGTATGCATCTAACCCACTTTCTCTTAAAGTGTGTACGGTGTCATATATGTATTTAACTGACGCCCTTGCATTTGTTTTAGTATCATATGTAAGAAAGTATAACTTATGTTTGTTAGATTTTAACCTATCATACGCACTTTCTATTTTTTCCAAGTTTTCTATTTTTTCACTCATATTCTTCTTTAACTAAAATACCATATTTTATTAGTGTGTTAAACGCAAATTTAAATGGTAATGATAATTCTGAATTAAGTAATCCTAACCCGTTATCGTCCACCACATTCTCAGTTAAAATAGTATCTATACATTGTTTAACCGCATCGTATTTAAACACGTTTATTGTTTGTTCCACTTGTAGTGGTTCCCCCTTATCATTCTTGATCGGTTCGACTTCTAATTCGCACGTCTCAGTAATTTTGCTAATGTTGAGATAATAATATTCTCCGAAGATTTCAACCATGTCTTATCTATTTCTGTTAATTTATGTATTTCTAATTGATTTGTAAAGTGTTGGTTATAGTCAGTATTGAACTTTACAACCTTCTTATTTTTAGGACAATGATCAATAACTGTTTTATTGTCCGTTATCCATAAATCACAATTTTTCCAAAGTTTGGGTATTTCACTAGACATGGTAAACTTAACGTTATTACCCATAAAACCGTTTTTAGAAAGAAAGAACAATGTAGATGGTTTAGATTTACCTAATTGATCTAAACCTATCAGAGTAAAGTTATGTTCCTTATTTTCATATATAAGATTATTTAAATCATGAAATGCCTTTAAATAACTTTGATTTGCATGTCCAAATATTTCCATAGCATAATCAATGAAAATAAAATTATCGAACTCACTTTTAGATTGGTATAAATAACTCTCTAATAAGAAGTTATTTTTAACTGGTTCTATAACACCGTACTCAAACGAATTCTCCTCATCGGTCTTTTCATCAGACTCCCTATCTAAATAATAATCTTTATAGTGGTAATCAAACTTTGCAATTGTGTTACGTAAAACCCCATCTATGTTTATTAAAATCTCCATATTAATAATATAATAAATTTATTGTTATAAGTAAAGTTAATCGTATCTTTTTAATATCTTACCAATTATTGGGTTTCTAACAATGTCCTTAGTTCCAAACTCATATACACCCACATTATTTAAATCCATTAATCTACTCTTAGCATCATAAAGACCACTTTTAGTTTTATCTTTAAATTTATCTGATTGTTCTAAATCCCCCGATATAAAGAATTTAGAATTAAAACCAATTCTTGTTAAAAGTAGTTTCATTTGTGCCGGTGTGGCATTTTGGGCCTCTTCGAATATTAGAATAGTATTATCTACATTCCATCCCCTCATATATGCCAATGCGGCAACCTCAATAAACCCCTCATCTTTTAATTTAGTTTTGTTTTCTTTACCGATTATTTTATTTAAAAGGTAATATGATGGGAAAATATATGGGTCTAACTTTTCTTCTAATCCACCAGGTAATGAACCTAATTTCTCTTCGGCCTCAACAGCGGGTCTAACAATTATAATTTTTTCATATTTGTTATTATCATTCCACAATAAGTCACACGCCTTTTTCATAGCGATATACGACTTACCCACACCTGCAGGTCCAAAACATAATGTTATTTCATTATCTTCTAACGTATCCCAATACTCTTTTTGGGACTCTGTTAGAAATTTCTCTCTTGGTTTTTTAAATATCTCTTTTATTCTTTGTTTTGATGATACCTTAGTACCTGTACTTTTTCTTTGAGCCATTAATTATGTATATGTGTAACCTTATTTACCTGTCGATCCAAACCCTCCTTCTCCTCTATCGGTTTCGGATAATTCAGTAACTTCAGTAAATTTTATTTTGGGGTAGGGTAAAATCATTAGTTGACATATTCTTTCCCCGTTCTCGTAAATAGTGGATTGGTTAGATCCTTTATTAATGTTAAATGTTGCCATTATTTCTCCTCTATATCCACTATCTATAACACCGACAGAGTTACTTAACTCCAAAACGGTCCTACGAATTGAGGATCTTGGGAATACTAAACCAACATAACCTGAAGGTATTTCTAATGAAATTCCTGTACTGTACGTTACTTGGTTTGTTTGTTCATTCAATGTATAACTTACACAATGTAAATCCACACACCCATCACCTTTTTTAGAATATGTTGGTGTAACTGCGTCTTTGTGTAGTTTTTTAAATTTACAACCAATACTATATTCATAAGGAGTATTAATAGTATCACCTACACCAACACCTTGAGAGTTTTGTACATGATCCATAGAGTCCGACGTTAATTTATTTAACGTCTCGGACACCTCATTCATAAAAGACTCATCTATGTTATCCTCGTCCTCTTCTGAAAGGATTTCCTCAAAACCTTCTAACTTTTTTAGATATTCCTCTAATGTCTTTTTATCCATGTTTTTGTTCAAATATTGCCAACTCAAACCCTTGTTTAACGATTTGTGCTAATGGTGTTGAATGGTATTTAGATTGTAAATCATTATCACCTTTATCAGAATTAACTATCGTCTGATATTCTTCTTCACTTAATTTAACTCCATATATTGAACAATAATACGCTGATCTTTCACCTACTCTCATAGATACCAATTCATCGTTGAATTCATACATTTTACCCAACTTATTTCGGTGCCATTCACTCTCATTTGGTACAAATAAAAATACCTTACCTATTTGTGATAGGATTGTACATTTTAATATACTATCAATGGATTGTTGTAAATTTTCAGGTAAAATACTATTAACCTTAACCGCGTATTTAGATGCAATAAAAACATGTTCTATTAAACCACCGGGATAGGCACCGTACATATCTAATGTAGTTGATGCGGGGGAAGTAAAAAGATCATCACCTAAGAATTTAAGTAAATCAGATGTTAACACATCATATTTCTCCGAAGTCTCAAGTAACTTCTTTTTATTATTTTCTATTTGTTCTTTGTTTAACATAATGTTATCCTTTATAAAGTTCAGGTGTAATTGCTGGATCTAAAACACATTCAACCGCCATTTTAACGATTGAGATACTTTCACTTGATCTCATATCTTCCGATTTATATTTGTTTAAGACGATTGTTGCCTCTTCTACAGACTCTGCCTGTACGACATATTTTACTTTGTCTAATCTTGGATTTCCGTTTCTATCCAATTGTTCTTTTTCGTAACCTACTGTTGCTAAATAATACATAATTTTACTTTTTTATAATTGATTTTAAAAATTCCACTCTATCCTTAGAAACAGTGGCGAGTGAATATTTTACCTTTACTGTTTCATATAGTTTATTACCTAAGTCTTCTATCATATTAGGGTTGTCTATTAGTTTCTTCATATGTTTACCCCACTGTTTGTGGTTTTTATTTGTCGATACTAATAAGGAATTACCTTTAGGATTAATTCCACCACCTCGTTCAACCGAAGAAACTAAATCAATAAGATAAGGGTCTTCTTCTGTTGCAATAATGGCCTTCTTATGAAATCCCGCTTCAATCACCTTTAGTTGTGATTTATTAGAATTAAATTCGGATTTAACTAATGGGGCTAAAGACACATCAAAATAGTTGTAATTAGATGCGTACTTATTTATATCCATTGTCCATCTACGAACATAAGGTTGATTTAATTCTTCAGGGAATTGCGTTTGTGTAAATGTCTGTAAATGGTTCTTATAATTTTCGGAAACAGATTTATAATCATTAGTGAATATTTTTTCATACTTATACCATACAGTTTCCGTAGGTTTAATTGGTCTTTCTGACATCTCCCCTGTTTGACGGTTTATGGTTTTCATATTACCTCGTAAATCAAACCCACACAACACAAATTGACTTTTATCTTTGTATTGTTGAGTAATCGTGGAGATACCACTTTTAATTAATTCAAGATCATATAAGTGGGAAGACCCACCTAACCAACCAAATCTAACTAAGTCAGATTTCAATGGTTTTGGTTGAAATTGAGATTCCTTTTCGTTTACTGCATTTGGAAAAACCGAAACATTCTTTATCCCTAAAAGACTTTTAATTGTTTTTTGGTAAATAGGTGTTGTGGTTGTAACGTAATCCGATTTCTTAAGTAAATCTGCACGGGCCTTACTATAACCATTTCTTTTAAATGTTTCGTAGTTTGGATGTCTATGATCCACCCTCCAAAAATCGTCAATATCCA